CAAATAAATAATCTCAATGCGAATCTAATACCGAATGCTCATGCACTTAGTATCGGATTTCCCAGCATCACTGCGCCATCGGGAATGCCGACAGAAAACGTCCTTGTCAACATTGAAGAAGGAAATCCACCCGGTTCTCCTCGTAATCTCAATACAGTAAACAGAGGCAAGATAGATCCAAACGGCAAAGGTATTCTAATGATACCGTATCCCGCCGCATGTATTCAAGTCAAAGACGGATACGAGAAAATGGGTCTTCCGAAGGGTTCCGGCGGTTCCGGATGCGAAATTGACCATTTTAATTCAATTAAAAAGGGCTATGCAATTGATGAGACGCCTTGTGGTGAGACACCGGGACCATTAGATCAACAAGAAATTATTTGTATCAAAATCGATGAAGACTACTTTAAAACGTGCGGATTCTCACAATCAAACGGTGCCTGTGAGATACCGATGGCGCCTCTAGCAAACGTCTCAATAGATTGTTTTAAGTTTGAAGACGGTTACGAAAAGACTTGCGCCTTTACAAATTGTTAAGAGGAAAATACAATGGCACAGATGACTCTACAGAGAGGAAAGATATACGAATTTAATCTGGCAGAACTGTCGGGTAAACATCCGTTCTGTCTGCGACTGGCCCCAGGTGATACTTCACCTGTACCCGGTGCAACAGGCAATGACCCTGTAAACGGTTCAGTTGGTAATATTATTCGTTATCTTGTACCTTACGATGCGCCTGATAAAATCATCTATCAGTGTGCAAAAGCAGGACAGGACGGAATACACAAGACGGACACTAATTGTGTTATAAATATAGTTGATGTGGGTGATTTGGACGATGATGGTATCAGTGATGATATCGATCCAGATCGTGATGGTGACGGCATTGATAACGAAGATGATATGATGCCAGACCATGCACCCGAACCTGAAGGACCCGATTGTTAATGCCGGGTGTATCCAGAAAAACAGATAAGAGTACAGGACACGGTTCTTTTCCACCTACACCGATTAATTCTGGTACTGTTTCATCTGTAAGAGTAAATGGCCTAGAGTGTGCGACTGTTGGTTCTGAACATCTGACGCATTCTTCCTCAGGTACTACTCATGCAGGCGCTCAAAGAAAGGTGTCAGGCGGTAGTGGCACCGTTCGAGCAGGCGGCAAACCGGTTGCAAGATTAGGTGATCCTATTGCTTGCGGTGATAAGTTAGGTGGTGCTTCGGGGAATGTATTCGCTGGTGGATAAGTTAATATCGAAAGAGTATCAAGAAACGCTTAGAAGTTTTCATGAGAATAAACAAGGATTCGGTACGTCTGGTGCAACACGGCATATTCGAACCATCGTACAGATATTCGAACAACATAAAATATTTAATTTACCAGAAAAGTTATATGGTAAAGATGCATTTGAACGATGGCGTCAATTAGATTATGGTTGTGGTAAAGGTACTCTGAAACAGTGTCATCCTTTTGCGGGTCATATGATTTCTACTCGTTTCTTAGAATATGATCCTGCAATACCGGGTAAAGATAGTGATCCAGGTATTGCTGATATGATTTACTGTTTAGACGTATTAGAACATGTCGAGCCAGAAAAACTAGACGATGTTTTACTACATATAGAATCCAAGTTAAGAGGCCGTAACTCAAACATTCTATTTTATATTCAATACACCGAAGCGTTGACGTTTCTACCTGATGGACGTAATGCACATTTAATTGTAGAAGATCACGTTTGGTGGTTTAATAAATTAAAAGATTTATTTAAAATGAAAGGTTTTGTGAATAAAAACAACGGCGGTTATTTTTTAGTAGGAAAACATCCTGATAGAAGCTTTGATCATTTGATATCGACGCCTCCGCCAAAAGAAAAAGAATAACAAGGAGATTTCCCGATGGGAGTCAAGAATTCAAAAGTCAACGATAACTTTCTACAGAGTGGTGGCACAAAGGAATTTTTTTCTGACTTTGCTACCAACTTCATGCCTCATCCGGCCACAAAGCAAGTTACTCGGCGCCGTGATGTTGATTCTGTAAAACAATCTCTACGCAATCTCCTCCTAACGAATAAATATGAAAGACTCCGTAATCCAGAGTACGGCGGTAATATTCGACGATATCTGTTTGAGAATATGAATGAGATGACAGATACAGAAATCCGCGTAGACGTAGAAGCAATGATAAAACAATTTGAACCAAGAGTCAAGACCCATGAAGTCATTGTACAGTCTAATTTAGAAACACTTGAGGTAAACGTGACAGTCAAATTTGGAATACTGAATGTCTCAGAAGATGAGAGTCTAGAAATTAACCTATACAGAGCACGGTAACCATGGCCAATTCAAGTATCAATTACACTACACTCGATTTTGAATCAACAAAACAAAATCTAAAAGACTATCTAAAGTCTCAAGACCTGTTTAAAGATTACGATTTCGATGCCTCTAACATGAACGTCCTTTTGGACGTTCTTGCGTATAATACCAATCTAAATGGTTTCTACCTGAATATGATTGGTAACGAAATGTTTCTTGATAGTGCGGTCTTACGTGACTCAATTGTTTCTCATGCTAAGGAATTGAACTATTTGCCTCGTTCTTTCCGTTCAGCACGTGCAACCGTTGATCTACAGATGACAGATACAACCGCTGGATCAGTTAACATTCCACGTGGTACTGCATTTACAGGTTCAGACGGTGCGAAGTCATTTACCTTTGTGACTGCGGAAAACTATCTTGCAGAGGCTCAAGGTGATAATACCTTTACTGCGACAGTTGACCTCTATGAAGGTGACTATGTTTCAGACTCTTACGTGGTTGACTATCAGAATCCAGTCCGTTATAAACTCTCTAATCGCACCGTCGATACAACCAGTTTGACCGTTGCAGTGATCGAAGACAACGGTGGTACAACGCTCTCATATAAGTTTACTGACTCACTGTTTGACCTTGATGCACAATCACAGGTATTCTTTATTGAACCATCCGAAGGTGAGTCATACGAAATTGTATTTGGTGACGGCGTAATCGGCCGACAACCAAAAGACCGTTCGATTGTATTGATTCAGTATCGTGCATGTAACGGTGAACTGCCGAATGGTATTCAACGATTTACCTCTGACGGCAACATTGGTACTGCAACCGTGAATCGTGTTGTTGCACAATCTGCCGCGGCCGGTGGCGCTGTATCTGAATCACTGACATCAATTAAGTTAAACGCACCACGTGCCTTTACAACACAAGAAAGGGTGGTAACTGCGGATGACTATAAGTCGATCCTCTTGCGTAATTTCTCCGAGATCAACGATGTCTCTGCTTACGGCGGAGAAGAGGCAATTCCTCCACAATTTGGTAAAGTTGTCGTTGCGGTAGACTTAAAGCAAACTGATGTGCTACCCCCGTCAAAAGCAAACGAATATAAGAACTTCATTAAACGTCGAAGTCCTCTGTCAATTGATCCAATCTTTGTTGAACCTGCATACACTTACCTTGACGTAAACTGTAGGGTAAAGTATGACATTAACCAGACCTCATTGACACAACAGGATATCCGTTCACTGATTTTCTCTACTATTCAAGATTTCAATACAGAGAATATTAATGGTTTCCGCAAGACACTGTTTTATTCTCGTTTCATTGCAGCCATCGATAATTCACTGGGTGCAATTGTAAGTAACGATACAGAAGTCAAGGCCGTGAAACTGTTAACACCAGAATCAGGTGAAACACGTAACTACGATATACGATTTGATATGGCCTTACGTGATGATATTGGTCAGTTATCCGGCGATCACCCTAATCAGGAAATTGCAATCGTAGAATCTGGTCCTTTCCTTTACAACAATGAGATTTGTTTCTTAGAGGATGACGGCGAAGGTATGATGCGTATTATGACCGGTGTTGAAAAGAACCACCGTGAAGTTGAAAAGATCGGTACAGTCAATTACGACACAGGTGAAATCAAGTTAGAAGGTTTCCAGCCTGATGCTATTCTGAATGCTAACGAACTTGCGATTACTGCAAGAACCGCAGAGGTTGATATTACCTCTGCACGAAACACCATTCTCTCTATACGAGATGCAGATATTAGGGTCCGAGTAGAACAGGTTCGAATCTAATGGCAAAAGACATTACGAAAAATATAAGTCAATTTACTGCGAGTCTTTTTCCCGAGTTTTATCGGGAAGAAGGTCCAATGTTTATTGCATTTGTACAGGCTTACTACGAGTGGATGGAATCACAAAATGAAACACTGTACCATGCTCGACGATTAGGTGAATATCGTGATGTTGATAGAACCATTGAAGACTTCATCATTTATTTTAAATCAAAATTCCTACCTAATATTCAGTTTAATATCGCATCGAACAAAGAACAGTTTATTAAGAACTCTTTGGACTTTTATCGTGCGAAGGGTACAGAACGTGCGGTTGACCTTTTCTTTAAACTGATCTATGGATTCGAAGCGAACGTATATTATCCAGGTGATGATATATTCCGTCTGTCAGATAACACATGGACGGATGTTCGATATCTAGAGGTAGAAGAGTTAGATACAAACGTACAGATGGTGGGAGTTACCGTTACAGGTGCTACTACTAAATCGACAGCATTTGTTGAACGCCTAATTCGAATCAATAAAGACGGCAAGTATATTAACGTCTTGCATCTGTCTGGTCTCTCAGGCCGTTTCCGTACCGGTGAACAGGTCTTTACAACAGAATTAACTAATAACGTTTCGGTGCGAGTCATTGGATCGTTGACTACTCTGACCATTCAACAGTCAGACGAAGGATTCCTTGTAGGTGAAACACTGTCGATTACAGATGGTTCAGGTAAGAAAGCGAAGATACGAGTCGGTGAAACACAGAACTTTACGGGTATCGTAAACTTTACCCTTCTCGGAGGAGGATGGGGCTTCAGTGAGGAAGCAGAGGTTATCGGTTCACGCAATGTATATGAGATGAATAATTTCCAAACATCAAATACATCATACTTTGCAATGAACGATCACTTTCAGCAATTCACTACACTACAACAAGACCTTGTTGAGATATACGTAGGACAGGCCATTGCAAACGACGATATTCATGGAGAGTTTCTTGAAGATATCAGTGAAGGCATCCGAGAAGCGAATATTGTGTGTTACGAAAGCAATGATGCGAATACAGCAAACGTGGTCTTTGAAGGCCGCATTGTAGACTTCTCTACGACCGACAATATTTTGACGCTGAACTATAATGGTGAAGTATACGATAACGTTACCTTTATTGAATCACAAACTCAGATTTTCCTTCAAGCAAATGATGAAGGTTATTTCGCGGCGTCTAACGTAGAAGTATGTAACGCAACCGCAAACGTCATGGGATTTGCGACGAATGCCACCATGACATACGAATACACCGCCATTCCGGCCGAGACATCGACAAATCTACTGGCGAATGGTGATGTCATTACACAGAATTGTGTGATCAATGGTGTATCACAAGAATTTGCAAACGCGGTTGTGGTACTCTCTGAATTCGACGCAACGCTTAACAAAGCAACAGTTGATATTACCCGTGACACAGGAATGTTCCGTACAGACTTGCCATTTGTAAGACAATCTGATAATAAAGAGTTTACAATTCTTGATGTTTCAAACACATATGTTGGTATCATTACACCCGTTGAGACTTTCCATAAAGGTGCGAATACTCATAACCCCACTTCAGGTGGCCATTTCGAAATGGGTACAATCTACGGTTTTGCGGGTGGTGTAGAGGCAAGTTTCCAGATTCAGGAATTTACAGAGACACAAACACTGGTCGATCATTACTCTGCAAACACCACACAGTTTATTGAAGACATTGCAAATGTACAGATTGATTCGGCCGATTATGGTCTTGAGGGTGTGGGTGGTTATGCAAATACGATTGAAGACGTAATTGCTGCTGACGGTTTTGAAAACATTGCCATCGGAGAATTTAATCAGATTTTCGTAACCAATCCTGGTGAAGGTTATTCGATTGACCCATTCTTTGAGGTCTTTGAAAAGAAAACATATCACCTAGAACGATATGACTTTGAAATCTATTACATGGCTGAAGACGGCGATTTAGATGACGAGGCAGAGAAAAACTTTCAGGATTTAGAAGTTATTGAAGGAGTTACCTCTGGTATGAGGGCTCGCATTGTTGAACACGACCGAGAGAATAAAAGAATTGTTGCAACACGCCTGCGAGTCAGCCAACAATATAATACACTGTCTGCGCCTGTATCTGACTTTATAGGTCCTGATCTTGATTCACCCGGTGAACAACGTACAGGATATGAAACACAAAGACTTTCTGGTGAACTCTTTACAGGTCAGGATTCAAATGTGACCGCACGTATTCGTAGAGTGCGTGAAATGAGACGTAAGCCTAGGTCTGGTCTGAACGGCCGAGTATTGTCAACCGCATTTAACGGTAACAACATCATCACTGCCGTTGAACTAGTAGACTCAGGTTTCGGATATCGGGATGGTGAAGTACTCAATGCTCAATCCGATGATGATGCGAATAAGAAAGCACAGGTAGTCGGTTTCTTAGGATTCAATGGTATTGGTGAAGGTTACTATGTTAACCGAAAGTCATTCTTATCTTCTGATAAATACCTACACGATAATGATTTTTATCAAGAATATTCCTATCAAGTCTTAACCGCGCTTCCGTTTAATACGTATAAAGATACGTTGACGAAGGTATTGCACGTTGCAGGAACGAAACCATTTGGTAGTTACGTTTCTACAACAGAAGATCAATTATCCGTCGGTGTTGAGACAACAAGTGAAACATTTATATTGCGTGATGATGGTATTTTTGTGAATCAGAATATTTTCTTTTCACCCACTGTCACTAGTCCTTAATAAATAAAAAATTACATCTGGTAGAAACAGAATATGGCCAAGAAAATTGTACCAAGTCAGTTTAAGACTAACCTCATCGAACAGTTTCTAGAATCTCTCTCAGAAGCCGCAAACACCACGTACTATGCTTTTGTTGGAGATCATATTACAGAAGGTGAAACTGAAGGTGACGTATCACAACCGACTGACTCAGCACGGCAACTCCGCATTAACTCATACCGAGACATGATCTTTGGTAAAAAGTTATTGGCTGATGACCTGCGTATTATGTGTAAGCGTAATAACTGGGTTCAAGGCACAACTTATACCATGTACGATGACGCCGAGACAAATATTTTTGACACAAACTTTATCGTCGCAGTAGACGAAACTTCCTATGTGCATGTTTATAAGTGTCTCTATAATGCGAACGGCGCACCGTCAGTTACCAAACCTGTGTTTGCTGATGTCAAGTACGATGCTCAACTTTACGTTGACGGTGATGACTACTATGAGACAGACGATGGTTACCAGTGGAAGTACATGTACACAATTGACTCTGCCACATTCCGTCGATTCGCCTCTCAGAAATATATTCCTGTTATTGCAAATACTGATGTACAAGATAACGCTAAGAACGGTGCAATTGATGTCATTAAAGTTGACAGCCATGGTCAAGGTTACGTCAACCATACAAACGGTCAGTTTACTTCTGGTGACCTGCGAGTAAACGGTAGTCCGAAACGATATCGTCTACCTGATGGATCAAACTCAGAGGAAGGTTTCTACTCAAACACAATTATCTCAATTACATCTGGTACTGGTGCAGGTCAGTATCGCCGTGTTGTAAACTCTAATAATGATCCTCAGATCGAAGGTGTACAGATTGAACTTGAAACGGCCTTTGCGGTTGCACCTGATACAACGTCTCGTTTTGAACTTTCTCCCGAAGTGATTATCACCGCAGACGGTACTCAGACAACAAACGCAGTGGCACGTGCAGTGATTAACGCAACCGCTTCTCACAGTGTACACAAGGTTGAGATGTTGGACACAGGAGAGGGATATAACTTTGCGACTGCTGTAGTTGCGGTTGGTTCTTCACCTGTCTCAGGTACTTTTGATGATGTCATCGACGCCTCTGTACGACCGATTATTCCACCTACTGGTGGCCACGGCGCAAATACAAACGTAGAAGTTGGAGGTTCTTATCTTGGATTCCACGCACAGTTTATCAGAGACGAAAACAGCACTGTACAGGCGAATAACACGTTTGCTCAGTTTGGCATTATTCGTGATCCACTGTTTGCTAACGTAGAAATTAGTTTTGTAAAATCATCCGACTCAGGTACACCGGGTTCTGATGGTACTTTCGTTGAAGGCGAACGATTCATTCAGTTTGCGAAATGGCCTCTTGATGGTGTCGTTACATTGACCGCATCAAGTAATGTTGTTTCTAGTGCTGTAGACATGTCATATTCTGATTGGTTGACAGTCGGCACAAAACTGTACTTTGAAGATCAGGACGAAAACGTAGGTTACAACTTTATCGCAGATGTTACCGCAGTCACAAACGGAACTCACTTCACAGTGAATTCTACACCGACATGGGGAACTGCTAATACAAAGGTCTATGAGGCAAGACCAACCACAGAAGGTGTCATTAAAGATATTCAAGATTCGTCCTCTTTCTATGCTACTGAACTGGATGATCATCTTGTCACATCATGTTTCCTAATGGGTCTCTCTTCATATGCCTCTGCAAACGTTCAAACGATTAATGTAAACAATCGATTTGACACTGCAAACGGATTTAATTTTGACTTTGGTGCATATAATCAGATGACCCGCGTTGAAGGATCAATAAATAGTGGAGAATTCGTGCCAAACGAACAAGTTTACCAAGGCAACACACTCACCACATCAACCGCGAACGCATATGTGCATAGTACATTCTCAAACGGCGGCACAGACCAATTATGGTTAACACGGGTTGAAGGTACGTTTGATACCGGTCTGCCTATCAAAGGCGATGAATCAACCACAGAACTCAATGCCGGCTTTGATAAATATGAAGGTGAATTAGATCCAACCACTGGTACAGTCATTTTCCTTCAAAACGATATTCCCGTCGAGAGAGAAGGAAATCAATCCGAAGAAATTCGTGTAATATTGGAGTTTTAAAGTAATGCCTATCGAAACAGATTTAAGTGTCTCACCGTATTTCGACGATTACGATGCGGATAAAAGTTATTATAAGACACTCTTTAAACCCGCTACCGCCGTTCAGGTAAGAGAACTCAACCAGCTTCAGACTATTCTTCAAGAACAGATTGCTCGGTTTGGTGATCATATTCTGAAGCGCGGAACAATTCTCGACGGGTGTGAGGCTTCTTTCCAAACAGAAATTGATTATATTAAAGTCAGAGATTTAACGGTCGATGGCGCCGCTACTGACGTAGAAGGTTACAATGGCTTGATGGTCAAGTCAGCGAATACGTTGAATAATGTTCGCGCCGAGATTATCGACTACGCAGAAGGTTACGAAGCACAAGATCCTGATCTGAACACTCTTTACCTGAAGTATCTTGACTCAGGTAATACCGGTGGTGACGCAACCTTTGTCAGTAACGAAACCGTAGAAGTTTTCAGTGAAGACTTACGACTCTATGATTTTAATATAGTCAACCCTTCTCAGGGGTTTGCTAACTCCGATTCTGTTGTTATTCTGAGCTCTATCGAAGTACAGAATGATAACGATGGTAGTACAACATTTACAAACACCTCTGGCGGTGAGATTACCTTTGTAGTAGGTAACGAAATCGAACAAACCGCCACAGGCGCAAAAGCGGTCATCGTATCGGTTGACACAACATCAAACACTGAAGCAACCGTACTTCAGATCAAACCACGGTCTGCTGACCTTGCACTTGCTAACACATCTGCATGGAATTGGGCAGAAGATTCTTCCTTTACAACCACTGCAAACACAGGTGATACACTTGAGGCGATGGTTGCAGGTAAGATTGGTTCTGGTGCGTCTGCTCGACTTACAACGACCGGTGCAGGCGCCATCGACACTTGCGTACTGTTGACTCCGGGTGAAGACTACTATGTTCTTCCCACCGTCACAATTTCGACAACAACGGCCACTGTAGGCCAACTTAATGACCTTGACATCATTGCAGAAAACTACAAAGCACGATTGATTGTATCCTCTCTTTCGGGTTCGGTTGGTCAAGCATACGGTATGGAGATCGATGAAGGTATCATCTACCAAAAAGGATATTTCTTAACTGTACCTGCACAGGGTGTAATTGTATCGAAGTACTCTAATACACCTTCAGACGTTGCAGTTGGTTTTGAAACGGACGAATTCATTGTAAACAGCGGTATCGATTCTACACTGTACGATAACGCCGAAGGTTTTGAAAACAGAAACGCACCGGGTGCTGACCGTCTCAAGTTGATTCCCGCACTTGTAGTAAAAGACATAGACGATAGTGATGCTGACGGAGAGTTTTTGCCTCTGTTCAAATTTTCGGAAGGAAAACCCTACCAGCAACTCAAGACTACTCAATACTCCAAGATCAACGAAGAGATGGCTCAGCGCACATACGATGTCGCTGGTGACTTTGTTCTCGACCCATTCAATATGGTCACACGATCCACTATTGACATGGAAGACACCGCATCGGACTTTACATACGTAATTGATCCAGGTTATGCGTACATCAATGGTTTCCGAGTTAAGACAGAACGACAGTATGCGGTAGACGTAGAAAAGTCTATTGACACCACAGAAGAAACAACAACGATTGATGCCGCATACGGCAACTACATCCGAGTCAATAACCTTGGTGGTGTATTTGCCTCTGACAGACTACAGAAGATTGAACTTTCAAGTGATGATACTGAATATCTTGCCAACACGGCCGCCCTTGCTGATGATATCGGCGCAACTTATGCTGGATCAAATGTAGTTGGTACTGCTCGTGTACGTTCATTCATACACGAATCTGGTATCATGGGTACAACGAATGCAGTTTATCGTCTCTACCTTTTTGATATCAAGATGAATCAAGGAAAGAATTTCTTTGACGATGTTAAGTCTGTTGTTGCTGATGCGGCCACAGGCATAGACGCAGTTGCTAAAGTTATGTTGCAACCTAAGGCAGGTGCAGGTAGTAGTGTTGGTGCCGTAATCTACGAACCTGATATGGACACATTGTTGTTCGATCAAGAACTGCCAATGAAAGATGTCAACACGATCTCATATAACTATCGTAACTTGACACGTAATGTACAAGCAAATACATCTGGTGTTTTCACTGTTGATCTAGAAGTCGGTTCTACATGGCCATTCTCTGGTTCTGCAACACTCTCTGAGAGAAAAGACATCAATATTGTGCCAGAGGAAGATTTCGTAGATACATTATCACGTACAGGATCTAATACCTCGCCTACTCAGATGACTCTTAGCTCCGGTGATACTAGTGATTTTGTTGCTGGTAACTGGGTTTACGTTAATGGTGCCGACTGGTATCAGATTCAATCGATTGAGTCTAGCACGGTATTTACAGTAACAAATACTTTCACTGCCACATATAGTAGCGTCACAGTCGTAAAAGGTTTTCCGAGGAATGTAATGATTCCGATTCTAACAGACTCGGAGATTACCGCGGAGATCAATGGTTCTAATCAGTTAGAAGTTGATCTGGACATTTCACTGTCAGCGGCCGCAAACGTTGCTGTCATGCACACACAGCGTGTTGAAAACTCTGGCGGTATTGCGAAGACACCGATACGTAAAGCGTATGTTAAGATTGATGTCGAAGATGACGTAAACGGCGGACCCAAAGGTCCTTGGTCACTTGGTTTCACAGATGTCTTCCGTCTGCGAT